TTAAAAATTCATATACGCGGCATATTTTTCAGCGGTTTGTTCCTTGGCTTTTTCGGTTACGTGAGTATAGATATCCATCGTGGTTTTTATATCGGTGTGCCCCATTCGCTCTTGTACTTCTTTAATGCTGACGCCTGCTTCAAATAATAAGCTGCAGTGTGTATGCCTAAAACCGTGAATAGTAATCTTCTCTAAATTGTGTTCCTTTAAAAAAGCTTTCATAAAATTATTCAGATAATCGAGGTAAAGATATTTATTGTCAATGTCAGTAAACAGAAGCTGTTCAGGTTTGAGAGTATTAATACCTAGCTTTAGATATCTTCTACGTTGCTCTTTTTTCCAAGATACAAGGTACTTAAGAGTTTCATCATCAATTGAAATAGTACGACGGCTATGCTTTGTTTTGGGAGTCTGGAATATTTCTTTACCGTATTCACTTTTTGCCAATGTCTGATTGACTGATATAGTGCCTTTTGATAAATCGCAATCTTTCCAACGCAGGGCCTGTAGCTCTCCTTTTCGTAGTCCTGTGAATGACATCACTCTGAACATAGTGAACAGTTGTATGTCTTCGTAACGGTTTAAGATCTCTAAAAAACTCTTCAATTGCTCTTTAGAATAAAAAGGGGAGACATATTTTTCTTGATCAATTCGTTCGGATTTTCGTGGTCTTATCACATGATTCATTGGATTAGTTGAGAGAAGACCGATTTTAAGCCCATAATCAATTATCCTAGTCGTTAAGCCAATAAGATTAGAATATTTTTTATAGTAAGTGAACCAATTATTCACTTGTTCTTGACAATAAACAACGGTTATTTTGTCTAACGAGAGCGATCCAAACTTTGGCAGGATATGCTTTTCAATCGCATTTTTTTGGACAAATAGCGTGCTTTCTTTGACCGTGTTTTTATATTGTTCGTACCAAAGATTATAGACTTCTCTGAAAGTTGGAATTTCAATTTTTTTAGTTGGAAGTCCGTTTTTCTCAACTTCTAATTCTAGTCTTGATAAGGCTATTTTAGCCTCTTTTTGTGTTTTAAATCCTCTTTTAGTAGTATACTTTTTCTTCTTCGTCATCGGATCTATGCCTAAATATGTTTTGAAATACCAAGCTTTCTCTCCATTTTTCTTTGTGTATTGTTTGATCATAGCCATAATAAAATTCCTTTCAAGAATATATGTTCTTGTAAATATGGAAAAGAAAAGCCCAAAGGCTAGTCTTTAATTTTTTGTTTCAAATGTAGTGTGGCAATTCGTACAGAACCACTGATTTTTCCCTTTTTTTCCAGCAAATCCTGCCAATGTACCTATTCCGCCTGTCAATGCAGCACCACTGACAGCTTTCCCAATTGAAAATCCTTTTTTATTATTTTGCATGAATTGCACATCTCTGGATTGACAGGTTGGGCATTTGATGATATTTTTATTCTCTTTTTTTACTCGTGTTTGAGCGGTCAACTTATCATATTTTTCGGGTCCTTCAGTATTCCATTTTTCCCACTTATCATAGAAATTATTACTACGTGTAGCCAGAAATAGGGTGATAAGAGCGATTGCTAAAATGAATAGTATCCCATCTTCTTTATAGCTACCCAATTTCCACCCTAGAAAAAGATAAAATCCGATAATACCTAGTGAGAGTATCCAAAACATTTTTTTGTATTTTCTATATCCATTCATTGTAAAAACTCCTCCAAATATTCTTATACCTAATCAATTTATAATCTGAGACTATTTCCCCTATTAGTTTCCTTGTAAAGATTTTATAGAATCTGGCATATAGTCATCAAAGTAATTTTTAGAAAGAGTTCCAATAATTCTGTCAATTTGGGTTGATAACTCATCAAGTTTCTCTTCATCTGATTTTCGGGCAGCAGTTGCATAGTCAATGCATCTATTTGATAACATTTTAAGATATTCAGCAGAATCAGGAGCTTGTGTTTCCAGTTTGGTTAGAGTCTGTTCGGCAGCCCAAACTAGGTTGTCTGAGCTAATTTCAATGACGTTATTCAATTCATTTGAATTTAAATATTCTTTCAAACTCGCATAAAAATCTGACATAGAGATAAACATGTTTAGTGCATCGGCGTTGTCATCCGAGCTTTCGTTTTTTCTTTTAGCCTCCCTAGAAGATATAGAAATATCATTAATTTCGGTTTGTTCTGCGGTACCATTATTTAAGTCGATAACAAAGTGTCTATATGATTTCCCTGTTGTTTTGTCAGATATTAGCACTTCAACCGCATCTTTCGTATTTAATAACTCATACCTTGGACGAATAGTTGCTTCTTGAGCCTCATAGATTGGATTATTCATTCGAGCTTCAGCAGGAGTATTTGCCTGTTTAAGGTTTCGTCCATTTTGTGAAACATCAATTCTTACATAAGTGCCGTTAAATATATACTTTTCACGACTATTTTCGTTTTTCCCATACTTCCATGTAAATTCAAGATTTAGTAATTCGTTGTTTTCAATTTCTGCTTCAACTGGAGTGAATATGGTATCGTCGAAAGTAGTGCTTCTAATATCACTCAAATCAATGGATTTATTGTTTCCACATCCAGATAACAAAAATACCGTTATTAATAATCCTAAAAACATAATTTTCTTCATTCCATTCCCTCTTTCTGGTAAAATTATAGTTGTTAGAGTAAGAGGGTACCCTGATAGAAGTATACAGCTTCTAGGGGGTATTTTTTTATGCTTAAAAATGAAAGCTTTTGGACATGCTCATAACTGATTGAAGCTGAGTAATAGCGTATTTACCATATACTTCTGACCTATAAGGCACTAGGTATTTAGAAATTGCAACATCGTGGTTTAAGCCTAGGTCATAAATAAGATAGTTTTTAATTCTGTTGTGCAAAGCTCTACGACTTATACAATGTTTTGCTAGAATTAAATCGAAAGAACTCCCATCGTCCAGGTATTCAGCTAGCTTTTCATTGTTCAGGTAAAGTATAGAAGCGATTACATTTGCTTCATCTTCGAAAGGTAATATTTCATCTGGATAGTGACTCCTAACATCCATTGAAGCAAAAATTTGCATATATGAATTATCTGAGCAATGAAAATAAATATGAGCAAGTTCGTGTAGTAGAGTGAAGATTATTCGATGTTTGTTTCTATATTTGTGCAGGAATATCTTAAAACTCGATCCGTTTGTAACCGTAAAACCAGAGACATGTTTATAGAATGTTGCGTCAACCTCCAATACTTCTGGATTGAAGCAGTCATAGATAGACTTATAAGTTCCGGATGAACTATCAAAAAAAACGATTTCAATTTCGAAATGCATTACAAAAAAATCAATGACGTTAAAGTAAGTAATTTCAGATATGGGCATTTCTGCCCATTCTGAAATGATAGTCAGAAGGGAAAGAGCATTTTCTGAATATGAAAGGTAGTTGGAAGCATCTAATTTTCTGTACTCAAAAGTTTCACGATTATACATAGGCAACAGTCCTTAATTCTTTTTTTTATCTTTTTCAAATAATTCTCTAGCAAATGACATTAGCTTGTCTAGTGATTCGTTGAACTCTTTTTTTTCATCGTCGTCCATATCCGACGTATTTTTACGGAACATAACAATCAATTCGTCTTCTTCCGGCTTTAGCTCAACTCTTTTAGAATCTTCTCTACCAAGGAGATAGTCTACAGAGACACCGAAGTAGTCTGCAACTTTCTGAAGTTTTTCTGTAGATGGTGTTTTTTTCTTCCAATAATAAATTACGTTTTCGCCGAATCCTAAGTCTCTTGCGACATCTTGAACATTTTTTCCTCTTTTGGCAGCTAGGTCTTTTATTCGATCAAATAAACTCATAAACATCACCTTAATAGCTTACCGAAATTAATTACTAACTTTAATAAAAAATAGTTGACTATTTTATTAAAGTTAGTTATAGTTATCTTGTAAGCAAGAATATTTACAAAATAAATTGCTAAATAGAACTCATTAAAACCGCTCCCCAGCAAGCATTAATGTGTTAGATAGGTTTATTTTGTATACTCTTATTTTACTAAACTTCGTAAAAATGTCAATAAGATTTGTAAATATTCTTGCTAACATATAAAAAGCCGTCTGCAGAAACAGGTGGCAGACTAATCATTTTCATTACCAGCTAGAGCAGCAGCTACTGAAGCGTTTTTGTTAAGTGACTATATAACAGAAATAACTTTATTCATGTTATGGGCCGATGGCATCACATCCTCAGACATAAGTTTTGTAGCTTGAGCAGCTACCCAAGAGTTTTGACTTGTGACATTTCAGTGAATGCTGTTAGTGGTGAAAATTATTAGTTTTAATCTAAAAAGAAAGGAGGTGTGATAAATGACTTTAAAGAAAGAAGTTGATGTCTTTCTAGCATTGAAGAGTAAGTCCCGGTCGTGGTTAGCTAATGAGCTTGGGATAAATGAAGGTTATCTATCTCGTATCATAAATGGGAAAGATAAGCCGAAGCATCAAATCGAAAAGATTAAAAAATTTATTGAGGAGGTGTAGGTATGCAGTTAACAATACCGGATGAAGTTATTGAAAAACAAATTATACCTCAATTTGTTCAGATAGCAGTACTGGAATTTGAAAAGAGAATGAAGCTTCTAACAAAAACAACGGAATTACCACCTTATCCCAATAAGAGTGAAGTGAAAAATATTTTAGGGATGGGTGACGACATGATAAAAGAGTGGATTGCGGATGGTTTACCGGTCATACCTTGGAGTAAGAAGGAAGATCGGTTTGATCGAGATGATATTAGATTGCATATAAACAAAATGAAACTTTAGAAGGAGGCAACAGCATGAATCAAATGCAAATTATTGAATTTTACAATCAACGCTTATTAACCACGGAGCAACTAGCGGAATTCTATGAAGCGACACCGAAAAACATTCGTGATAATTTCCAAAACAATCGAAATAAGTTTATTGAAGGTAAACACTATTTCAGATTAGAAGGTGATGATTTAAGAGCGTTTAAGAACGACACCGAAAATATCGGTATCGTCGGAAGTCGTGTAAATCAGCTTATTCTTTACACAAAACGAGGAGCTAGTCGGCACTCGAAAATGTTAGGCACGGATCGATCGTGGGATATGTTCGATGAATTGGAAGAAAACTATTTCAATCCAAAGCAACAAATCAAAGTCCCGACAACCCCTCGTGAATTGATTCAACTAGCTTTAGCAGGGAACGAAGAAACAAATCAACGCATCGATAAAATTGACGAACGTTTAGTAGATATCGAAGAAAACAAACTGATCACTACGGAAGATAAAAGCACAATCGATCGAGCCGTTCGAAAGAAGGTTTATCAAATCTGCAAGGAACAACATCTGGGACAAAATGCCAAAGGTATGTTGTATCAAGATTTAGGATCTAGCATCAAACAGCTTTTCAACGTTCCGAATCGTGGGCGAATTAAAGATAAAGATTTCCGAAAAGCTTTGAACTTCATTAACAACTGGGAGCCATCATCTTTGACAAAAGAACGTATTAATCAGATTCAAACAGAATTGGAAATGTAGGAGGAAGTTAAATGAAAATCAATAAAAAATTAGAGCAAAAATGGCAAGAGTGGGAAACAACGATGGAAGGCGCTGAGATGTTTCTAGATGCTGCAAGAGATTTGGGTTCAACTGTCATAACCGAGGATGCTGCTGTTGTTTGCCTAACTAGTGAAAAAATTCAATTAACCATTGATCAGTTGAAAGAAGCCAAGAAATTAGTTGAAAAGCTAGAATTTGCAGAAGAATTACTGGAATAGGCAAATACTTTTGAAAGTAGATTGAGGTGAGAAGTGACTATGGCTAGGGAAAAGTGCCAAAAGAAAATGATAGCGACTACCGGTCCCTACACGTTTAAGCAGGAAGAATTGATTGAGAAGTCAATCGCAAAATCTATTCAAGACTTGCAGTACCTTGTCCACGATAAAAAAAGCGTGTTAAGCGATCGGCAGATTGAAGCTGCTAAACATGAGTTGAAACAATATCAAGAACTGCAGTATCAAAATAGGCTTAATCGCCTTATAAATATGAAATGGAGATGAAAGTTATGGAAAAGAAAAAAGAAACCACAGTACGAATCATCGCTCTAGTAAAAAATGATGATCAAGCAAAAGAGCTTCTAAAGGATTTAGAAACTCTTAAGCAAAAATATGATGTTATTACTCAAGTGACAATTGACGCTAAACCTTACCGACGATAAAGACAGATGCAGGCGGTAAAGATCCTGGAGCAATATAAGCTCCTTGTGAAAAGTGGGTATGCGCGGAAATGAATACCCATCCGTCAGATAGGTGTTGGTTCACCTCTTCAACGGAAAAAAGTTCCTTAATTTCTGAAACATTCATTTTGAAGTTCTCCTTTCGATTATTTCAGCATTGCCGTGCTGATAATCTAATTATAACAAAAGGGAAATGAACATTAAAAAAACAACAAAAATAGGCTTAATCGCCTTATAAATATGAAATGGAGATAAGACTATGAAAAAGACAGACACGCTTTTTATTGGAGCCATCTTAGGTTTACTCGTACTAGTAGCACACTACAGCGTAGTGGGAGGAAGTATTTTCGCAAGTTTAATGGTTTTGATAAACCTAATAGATTCGAAGGAAAGGAGAACGTATGGATCGAAAAGAAGCTTTGAAGAAAGGAAAAATGATTGCTGATAGATGGTGGTATGACAATAAATCAACTATTTTAAGCAAACAGCTAATCAATAAAAAAAAAGCATGGATACAAATAAAAAAGTGACTCCGCCTGCAAGCATAGAGTCACATACAAAACATATCTAAGGAGATTTTAGCATATGAAGAATGAACTTTCCAGTTTAGATCAATATTTGACTAATCACAAAACTGATTGTCCCACAGAAATTAAAGCATTTGATTGGCAAGGAGAACCTCTATATTCAGGAGAAACAGTTTATTCAATTGATAATGAGTATGTTCGAGAAGATGATTTAAAAGCGTTTATAGAAAGTAGTGTCGGAAAGCCGGTGGAAATATGAAAGAGATGAATGAAATGTCTTTCAACGAGAAAGTGATCTCTGTTCAAAATGAGCTGAAAGCTCCTAAAAGTCAGTATAGTGAGTACGGCAATTATAACTATAGAAATTGTGAGGACATCCTAAAAGCTGTTAAACCATTAAATCAAAAAATGGGATTGTTACTGACACTTACAGATGAACCTGTTGTAATTGGGAATCGTTTCTATATTAAAGCAACCGCACTATTAACAGATGGAAAAGAAGTGCTAAGTATTACTGCATATGCGAGAGAGGCTGAATCAAGAACAAAGATGGACGATAGCCAAGTAACAGGATCTGCTTCTTCATATGCTCGAAAGTATGCTTTAAACGGTCTGTATTTAATTGACGATGCTAAAGATGCGGATGCGTTGCCGCAAGAAAATAAAGAAGCAAAAAATTTGCGTGAAGAATTTTTAAAAACTTTCGACAAATATGTCGAAGAGATAGCGAATGTTACTAATTTACCAAAAGAAGTGGTTGCTGCGAATTCACTAGGAAAGAAAGGATTCGATAGTTTAGAACAAGTAACTGATGAATTTTATTCAGATCTGATAGGCTATTTGAAGCTTTCAGCGAAAAAAGCAGCCCAAAAATTTAATGATGAGCCTAACCGACAGAAACGCACCGTCAAAAAACCATCTTGGGAGGATTTATAAATGAGCAATGAACTATCAACAGAAGTCATCTTTGATGTTAATTATCAACCAAGTGTAATTGAAATTATCAATGAAGATCAACTAGCGAATTTAATTAATGCAACTGTTAAGCGTTTTGAGAATTTGATTTTTAAAGAAGAGGATATTGCAGATGCTAAGAAAGCAAGAGCGGAACTAAATCGAATTTTTGATTTGATCGATTCGAAAAGAAAAGAAGTGAAGAAGGAATTTAGTGAACCTCTCACTACATTTGAAAATCAAATCAAAATCTACAGTGATGAGATCAAACTAGCATCTAAAGGTATCGCTGACCAAATCAAAGAATTTGAAGCTAAAACAAAGGAAGAACGAAAAACAATTGTTTTGGCATTCATCAAAAAACAAGCAAGTAAGGCTGAGATTGAACCTAATGAAATCAGCCTCCAAAGTAATTGGCTGAATGCTTCAAGTTTTACAGCCAAAAACAATTTAACGAAAAAAATTGAAGAAGAAATAATTGTTGAATGCACAGCAATAAAACAAGAAAAAGAAAACTATGAACAGCAAAAATCGTTGGTTGAAAGCTATGTAAAAGCTTATGGTCTTGAGCCAATGGCTTGGATCTCTTTAATTGATGAAGGACTAACTGCAGCACAGATTTTTCCAAAGATAGATCAAGCTGTCAAAGAATTAAGAGAAAAAGAAGAGAAAGAAATAGAAAAGACAGAAAAACAAATAAAACAAACAGTAACGCCAGAAATAACTGTGGAAACTCCACAAGAAACAAACACCGAGGAACCGAAGTATTCCTTCACCTTAAACATTACAGGTACTGCTAAACAATTATCAGTCATTAAGAAAACAGTTGAGAACTTAGGCGTAGAGTACTCCGTTGAAATGGAATAATCAACGAATCAGACGAAAAAGAAGTGATTTAATTGTTAAAACCATTAAGTGATACTTATTCTGCAGTTTTGCGACGATTTAAAGGCAATGAAATAGTGGCAACGATAAATGAAGAAGTAAATATCGAACGACTCAGGACAATGTATAGCGGATACGAGGGTGATCGGATTATTGAAGTTCGCTTTATTGATCCGCGCAGATTCACGGTGCAACAACGCAAATTTATTTTTGATTTGTTGAGAGACATATCCATGCATTTTGGGGAACCGATAAAGTCTCATAAAGAGTATTTTTATGCCGAATTCGAAGGCGAAACAGGAAGAACGATAAGTTTAAAAGATACATCTAGCACAACAATTAGTGATGCCAACATTTTAATCAATATCATTCTAGATTATATTTTTGAGAATCACGTATCTTTCAAAAACGGCTATGACATTTTACCGGTAAATCAAGAATATTATTTCTACAAATGTATTATTAACAGAGTTTGTTGTATTTGTGGAAAAACAGGTGCTGAGATAGATCATTTTGACCAGGCATTAGGAAGACGTAAGCGTAAAAAAGTAGATCATACAGAATATACTTTTGCTGCATTATGCAACGGTCATCAGTCTATTCAAGAAATAGAAAGAGAACTGATGATTGATGGGGTTAACGGCTTAGATACGGAAAAGGTACGAGAGATAGTAAAAAGAGGCGGTCACCATGCAGAAAAGCATCTAATCGGCATTACTGCATTTAAACAAAAATATCATGTTAAAGGTATCAAATTGAACCAAGAAACAATCAAGAAATTGAATATCGGAGGATAAGGAAAAGGTGGTATTGAATTGTCAGACAAACAAAAGAAGCGCTATTACTGGCTCAAATTAAAAGAAGATTTTTTCGAAGAAGATACCATCGAATGGTTGGAAGAACAACCCAATGGTAAAGAATATTGCTTATTTTATCTAAAACTCTGTCTCAAATCTTTAAAAACAGAAGGTCTATTAGTTAGAAATGTAGGAAATTTAATGATTCCCTACGATCCTGAATCCTTGGCAAGATTGACAAGTTCAAATGCAGACACAGTGAAAGTCGCTATGGATCTATTCAATAAAATTGGGTTAATAAAAATATTAGATAGTGGAGAGATATATCTCAACCAACTAAGCGAATTAGTAGGTTCAGAAACAGAATATGCAAGACAAAAACGAGTTCAAAGAGCAAGGGAGGACAATGTCCAGAAGTTGTCTGGAAAAGGTCGCCCAGAGTTAGAGAAAGAGTTAGAGAAAGAGTTAGAGAAAGAGTTAGAGAAAGACAAAGACATAGAAAAACAAGATGCTCCTGAATTAAAACAGTATTCGATTCAAATATATTCGTATATTGAAAAAAATGGGTTTGGTAGTCCTTATGGGAATACTATGGGGGATAATATCAATTTTTGGTTAAAAGACTTGGAAGAAGCAGGCCTAACCATTGAGCAAGCAGATGCATGGATGATCCATGGTGTAAATACAGCAATAGAAAATAATAACCGTCGATGGAATTATCTAGAAGGAATCCTTAAGAATCGTTTTAATAAACGACTATTTAGTAAATCTGCCATTGAGGGAGAAGAAGAAATGCGAAAAAGTCAGCAAGTAAAATCTATAAGTCGGAGTTATCAAAAAAATGTCCGTCGTGAGAAATTACCAGAATGGGCCAATAAATCGCAAGAAGAAAAAGAACTTGATCCACAACAAAAAGCAGAAATCGAAGCACGTTTCGAAGCTTACTTGGCACAGAAAGCTCAAGAGGAGAAAGAAGATGACTGTTAACCAGCTTATGGCACAACTTGAAATGATGCGTGTCGAAGAGTTAAGACGAAGTTTAGCTTATGACGATGAGTGGCTCAATGCGTTCCATACGGGACGTGAGAGCGCACTAGCACACGTACTAAAAATAATATCGGAGGCTCAGGAATAATGTTAGATATGCGAATAGAGGACTATCGTATCGCAACTACAAGTGATTGCAAGAATATTGTTCTCTCACGTGTCGTACTTGATGAGTCTGGAAAGATTCAACATACCGAAAATGCTAAAGGCGAGCAGGAAGAATCGACTTCCTTTATTGGTTACTATCAAACACTGACTATGTGTTTAAGAGCCATACAGCGTGACTACGTACTGAGAGAAGGTCACGTGATAAAAAGTATTATCGAGTATAAAAAGGTGCTTGAGCGTATCACTAGACAGTTTGAGAGTGAATGTGAGATTGAAGGTGTGAAAAATGAATAAGAAAGCGAAAATCAAACGAATTGCTGCGCTGACGTGTTCGGAGAAATGGCAAAAAAATGAGGAGACAGTCGCGGAAGTTCAGAGAATTGCTAAAACGATTTGGCCCAAGGAAAAGTCTGGACGAAAACGACCAGGTCGAAAAATAGCGATTTGGCATGGAGACAGAATTCTAGTTACAGGCACAGCTGAACAGTTAGCAGAAATTACTGGGCTGTCAAAAAATATCATATGGAGTAGAGCAAAGCATATGGATATTGATTCTAAGGGTCGTCAATTTAAATACATGGAGGAAGAAAAATGAAATTAACATCAAATTTTAAATTAATCGAATTAGGTACCCAAGAAAGAGAACCTAGCGTGACTCTATCAAAGTATGGCTTGAATTTTAGCAAGTCTGCAGCAGCATGCTTAAAATATTCCGAATATGCGTTACTTTACTTGAATGATAAAGAACGAATCATTGCGCTTGTACCTGCCACTAAAGGAGAGAAAGGCGCTGTACGATTTTATCGACCTAACAAAAAGACGAGAAAGAATCCAACAATTAACAACGAACGTTTTATTGCAGTAATCGGCAAATTATGTAAATGGGATATTGAAAATAAATCATATTATTTAAAACCGCAATTTTTAGAAGGTGGAAAAGGGATCTATCTTGACTTGAACGATGCCGTGGAGAGAGAAAGACGCAGATTTGGGAGGTAGGAAAGAATGGTCGGATTAACAATATTTTGGTGTGTAATTGGCGGAATCCTATCATTGGTGGGTTTCTATTTTATCAATCATAAGAGTAAAAAACAAAGAGATTACACAGTACTAGGAATCGTTCTACTGGCTATTGGAATAATGGTGGCAGTTGGAGCACAACTAAACATTTATATAAATGGCACGCAAGAAGATTTGGTACGGTTTATGTTTTGGATGAAAGATTAGGAGGGCAGCAAATGAAACGAATATCGATCAGTAAAGCCGTTCGTCGATTAAGAAGCTATCTATACGCATGCGCTACTGGAGAAGAGCGAAAAGGCATAGAAAAAGCTATTGCTATTTTTGAGAGTATGGAGGAAGACAGCAGATGATACCGAAGTTTCGAGCGTGGGATAAGAAAAACAAGTCAATGCATGAAGTTGAATTAATAGATTTTATTGATAATATAGGCTATTTATCCATAGAAGACGGTAGAGGTGATTGGTACAGCTTTGAAGTTGATACCATACTCATGCAATCTACAGGACTGAAGGATAAGAACGGTGTAGACGTTTATCAAGGCGATATTATCAAATGTACTAGTGGTTGTCCTCATGAAGTCATTTGGTTAGAGGAGTATGGCGGGACGTTTATCGGTGGTATGCCAGCATGGTATCTTTCAGGACTAAATAATGGCTATTCTTGGACGGGTGAAGAAGAGGTAATCGGGAATATTTGGGAGAATAGTGATCTATTAGGGTAGTAGACGTAAGAAACCAGCCATAATGACTGGTTTAGTTGTTACTTTTTAAAGCGATAGATTAGATATGCGATAAAAGTGACAACTGCGAGAAATAGGCCAATCAAATATCTAATAAAAACAGATAACGATTGATCAAGTCCATAGTTAAATATTTTAATTATAAAATAAAAAATCGGACATGCAAAAAGAAACATTGTGTAACATTGAGCATTACATTTTGCAAATCTACAAATAACTAGGACGAAAAGAATAACTATCACCCAAAAGATAACTTTTGCAGTTATAAACAAATAAGCCACCCCCTAAATCCCCCACAAATTAACGCTAACACGTTAGAGATTTAGAGACGAATAATAAGATTGAAACTCAAATATATTCAAGAAAGTGAACAAAAACACATTAATTAATTTTTATGAAGGAGGACAGTAGATGAAAGCAAAAGAATTAATACCAATCCTACAACTTAATCCTGAATCGGAAGTCTTAGTATCAATCGTAAAATATCGCGAACGTAGTTTCCAAGATACAGGATACAAAAGAGCATCTAATCAAGAGATTTTATGCGTAAGCATAAATAAACAATCAGGAAATATTTTTTTAGAAGGCGGAGAAGAGAGAAAGATTTAAAGGGGGGGATACAAGTGAATTTACCTATTAATGAATGTCCATACTGCGGTTGTCCTATCTTTTATCGGAAAGACTATATGAGTGGTCCTTCACAGTACTTTGCAAGCAACACCATAGAAGTAGATAACGAATCTATGTATGACAGCATAAGAGTTACTGAAGGTAAATGGTGGCATTGTGATGATTGCCATAAGAGAGTATTCAAAGATTCAGAAGTCGGATAAAGGAGGAAGAGGGATGAAGTACGAAATATACTACGCAATTGATTCTGGAAACGGTTATGTGAGAGGTTTGAGTGTTGATGGGTCGCTAATTTTGGGCGGTGCGAATATCGTTAAAAACATGAGCGGTGATTATGTGTATGTAAAAGAATTAATCAAATTGATTCGTGAGTATACAAACCATGAAGTGAATCTGAAAAAAATCACGTTAACGATGGAGGAAAAAGAATGATGAAATTTTATGTAATTAAGTTTGGTCAATATTTTTACAGGAAAGGTGATCGATTTATAAATGTTGTTTCATTAAACTTAACTTCTCTATTAAAAGATTCTCTGTGGTTTGATAGCTATGAAAATGCGAGGGAAACTGCGGAAAAATTCGGTGGTGAAGTTAAAGAATGCAGTGTATTGGGATTGGAAGAAGCAGAGGAGGAAACAGAATGATACTAAAAGACGAATTTTACACTGATGCTTATTTCGTAATAAAGATAAAAAAATAAGTAAGGCTTCTCATTAAAATATAAAAAAGACAGCTCAACATGTATATGGGTAACGAGCGTAACCTCGCTACTTGAAAGATTAGGACACATAAAATAGCTAAAGTAATAAAAAAGCCATCTCATACGAGATAGCACCGCAAAACTATTTTACCATAAGGGGTGGCGTTTGTGAGGTTTCAATGGTTAAAAGATTACCAAGAGCTTGACGAGCAGATTCTTTACTTAAAATGGAATCTTAATAAAAGTAAGCTTGAATTGAGTCGGTGGGTCTATGGAGATTTAGCAGGCGTCAGCATTGAAAAAAATTCTAGATCATCCATGTTAGAAGAAAATATTCAAAAGATCGAAAATGAAATTGAAATACTCGAAGAGCAACGAAAAGAAATGCTTGCTATTATTAACTCCTTTAAGGGAATTGATAATGAGATCATTCGTAAAAAGTATGTTGAGGGTTGTTCGCTAGAGATAATAGCTGAAGAGATAGGTTACAGCGCATCTTATGTCAGACAAAGACATGCAGAAATTCGTAAAACTTTGTCTTTTCTAGATGAATATGAAATGAAAAAGGTAAGTGGGCAAAACAAACTTAATGAGATTGATTATTACAATAAGAGCAGGCACGAAACTGTACAAATTAGATTGTTCTAAAATTCCAATGTTCACTAAATGTTCGAATATTGTAGCTATGTCAGTATTGTATACAGCGTGATATTCTATTAATGTCGAAAGATTGAACAGGATCGACAAAACAATTTGAAGGGAGGAAATCTCCCTCATCGTTATAATTAAGCTTCGATAGACAGCAGCAAGTAAACTAAAGGATGTGGGGTTCAGCTCCTACAGATAGTTCATATGTTGCTGTCTATTAATTTATGTGTGGGAAGAAGGACAAAGAATGGAAATCACAATTAAAGCAACGCCAGAAGAAGTAAAAGAATTGCTCCAAGCTATTAGGAGTAGCAAGGAGCGAATTGATATTCAAGCGATTTTGGGCAAAAGAAGTAGTAACGACGATTAATAAATATTTTCATTGATAAATTTCCAAGATTCTGTATAGAGCCACCCTGAATGATCGGTACCTATCTCAGTTACAAAAATCAAATCATTGTCATCAAGTGCATGTTTTTTTAAACTATCTCTCATTTGTTCTGCAGTCATACTGGTATTAATTAACCAGAAAGATTCTAATGGCTTAATATGCGAGCAATTCCACGACTCAATTGTTTCGACAACTTTTTGATACTTTTGACCGGGAGGGTGTAAATCATATGATAGAACATAGGATTTCATTAGAATTCACCACCGTTCCTTATTATTTCAGCGGACCACTCGCTGATAAATAAAATTATACACTATGTATACTTTTTCACAATGTAATAATGTCGCTGTGGCGGAAAGGGTAGACGCTAATAACTTAAATCAGTGGTAATGAACACCTGAGCTTAGTTTATGCAGCTGGGCAAGAGACCGTCGAGGGTAAAGACAAGAGGCATCTTGAATGAGTCCCGTAAAGATAGACAATCCTAGTAGCGAGAGCTTTTGCAACGGAGAGTCTGTAAAATATCGGAAAATGGTGTTGCAAGGTTCGATTCCTTGCCAGCGACTTTGGGAGGACTTATTTAACACCGGCCACTGACCCATAATAATAGCAACTGAGGCTGTGGCAGGGAGGAGAAGCGGATGTCGGGCTTGTGTAGGTTGCTTAACAAAGCTATAACTGCATCTCGTTGCTGAGGTGTAGTTTTTACATATTAGATCACTCGTTGAGTGGTCTTTTTATCGTATATAAGGGGGCAATGTTTATGTTAGCGTTAGTTGATTTGGTACTCAACGGAATCGTGTATTGTAAAAAAGGCATGGTAGTTCAGCTCAAAAATAAGACAGGTAAATATTCCACACTAAGTCGAACATATCAAGATGGAGAGAAACAAAAAACAATTGAATTCAAAGTAAGTAATGAATTAATGCCTCTTTACTTTGAGTAAGCGGACTTTTTATTCTGGAGGGAAATCAATAGAGGTTACCAAACAGCATTTAGTAGAGTATCACGATATAAAATCTGAAAATGACATAGATCTCTACTTGAGACCCGAACAGGTTGTAAAAAGATGTATTGATCCAAAGCAAGCCAAGAAACAACGAAAAAATAAAATGCAGCAATTCTTACATAATTTATATAGGAGGAAATACAAATGAAATTTCAAAAGAAACCAGTGGTAATCGAAGCGTTCCAATACGATGGTGATTTCATGAACTCAAAAGGTAAACATTATGTTCCTGATTGGGCAGTGGAAGCAAATGAGAATGGCACCTTTGTTTGGCGTGATCAAGGAGATCTATATGTAAAAACACTTGAAGGTGAAATGTTAGTGAGTGTAGGGGATTTCGTTATTCAGGGAGTTGCTAGTGAAATTTATCCATGCAAACCGGAAATCTTTCAACAAACCTATGAAGTGTATGGTGAAAAAATAACCACCGAGAATTAGGGACACGGTGGCTAGGCATACCAGTTTGTATCTTGAGCTAATTCGTGATTAAAGAAGTATTTGCCTGAGGATAATATAACACATAGCGTAGATCTTGATGCATATATTATTTGAATATGTTTAATAAAAATGACTCCATCCAATATAGCGATTCACATTCGATTAAATGTTCTAAATCTACGATAAGACTTTGAACAGTTGCACTAAAATGAGGCGACTCGGGATTTGTGTTGTCTATTATTTCAAAGACTTTTAAAGATTTCTCATTAATCATAATTTGATCATCGTTGATTATTTTTTCACGAGTGTGTTCAATTAATGCCTGAATATTTACTAAGTCTTCATGTTCTTTTAAATGGAGAAGCCTGATACAGAAAACTTTCATTGAATTATATGAATCAATTTCAGCGGAACTGTCCAGCTTTCTTTTTACAAGAATAAACAGTTGGTAAATAGCAAATGATAAGAAAAATCTTTCTAAAAGCACTTCAATTTGATTTTCTCCATTCCAAAGCCAGAAGTAATTATCTTCAAACTTAGTAATAAGCATCGTGAAAAATAAAGAAGAATAATAAATTTCAATAATATAAATCCAAGTCTGACGTTTCTTTTGCAAAGAAAACGTCTTTTTTCGTTTAATCAATGTCGCTAGTCGAATAAAAGGAAAAAGATAAATTGCCACCCATAATAAAATATTTGCCATAAAATCACCTCCGGTATCATTATATCAGAGGAATAGGGAGTGAAGAACATGTTAATGTATTTAGAAAGTTTTGAGAAAAATTATCTTTTAAATAAATATCAAATAAGGCGCCGAAGGAAGTTGAAAAAAATTATCTTCTACCAAAGATTGTTAAAAACATTGGGGGTGCCAGGGACAATATATACGAGTCCGACACTTCGAATGTTTGAAATCTTTAGAATCGGAGGAAATTATGAAAATATCAAAAATGAAACTCGCTGATCTTAAGCCAGCAGATTACAATCCTAGAATTGATTTAAAACCAGGGATGGAAGAATATGAAAAGCTTAAATATTCCATTTTAGAGTTTGGGTTTGTCGATCCACCTATTTTTAACAAACGAACAGGAAATCTCGTTGGCGGTCATCAACGTGTTGCTGTGGCTAAAAATTTGGGGCTATGCGAAGAGATAGAGGTATCTGTCGTTGATTTACCACTTGATAAGGAAAAAGCTCTTAATGTGGCTCTCAATAAGATTACTGGTCGTTGGGATGATGAAAAGCTTTCTGTTTTGTTGAAAGAATTAGAAAATGAAACTATTGTTTTAACAGGTTTTGAATCGGAAGAAGTAGAAGAATTACTTACTGCGTTTGATTATAAAGAAGATACCGAAAAACCTGTAATAGAAGATGGATTCGAAGTGAATGAATTTATAGAAAATCATTCTGATCCTAGAACTAAATATGGTCAACTATGGAAGCTTGGTAAGCATTATTTATTATGTGGCGATGCTACGAAAGCGAGCGACGTCGAAAGATTGCTACAAGGTAAAAAGGCGAATTTAGTTGTCACTGACCCACCATATAATGTAGCAGTGAAATCTGATAATAAAGAATTAAACGAATCTGGACGAGAAAAAATTATGAATGATGACATGAGTGATGAAGAGTTTGATCAATTTTTAACATCTATATTCCACAACTATGCTAATGCAATGGAAGACAACTCGGCAATTTATGTCTTTCATGGATCTTCTTATCAGCGAGAATTTGAAAATAGCATGAATGCCGCAGGAATTATAGTTCGGTCGCAGTGTATTTGGGTTAAAAACAATGCAACATTTGGTTGGAGTCAGTATCGTTGGCAACATGAACCAGTTTTTTATGCACATAAGGAAAGATATGCACCTACGTGGTACGGAGATAGGAAACAGACAACGGTTTGGCAAGACGACTTACTAGAAGATTTACCAGCAACCATTTGGAGAGTTCCAAAAGATGATGTAAACGCATATTATCATCCGACACAAAAGCCATTATCACTTATTGCTATACCAGTAAAAAATAGTTCTAAAAGACAAGATATCGTTTTAGATTTGTTTGGTGGCTCTGGTAGTACATTAATGACCTGCGAACAGTTAGAACGTATTTGTTATGCTCTCGAATTAGATCCTCTATTTTGTGATGTAATTATTGAGAGATGGGAAAGGGCAACAGGCAATGAAGCAATTTTAGTTTCAGAATAAAAAAGAAGCCGAGTGCGTAAACACTCGACTACTTCAACGAGGACACAAAGCCCCCGAAGACACAGAAACCACACGCGCGTGCTTTCTAGACAGTTCTGTGTCTTTTAGCATTCTAACAAATGCGGGGTGCTTACACAATGGAAAACGAAAACTTTGATTTAGATTATGAGATTGAAAAGGCTATGGAGAAAGCAGAGTCTATTGATGAATATAAGAAAATCATTCGAATAGCTTTGGGGAAATGGCTTAAAAATCTCCAATCAGGACAAATCAAGTTGGATAAAGTTTCAGATTTAAAGATACTGATTGAAGCTGATCTAATGTTGAAAGATATCGATAGTTAGTAGATAATTAAAATAAAACTAACGGAGGTATAAAATGTTATCAAATATTTTCATTGATTCAAATGGAGAGATTATTTGGTCAGGTGTTTCAGCTACTGTTTCAGCTTTATCTGCTTTTCTTGTGTTTGTAGGTGTAATTATGAATGTACGGACACAAAGGAAAATAGCTAAACAACAAATAGATGCTAATTTAAAAGCAAAAGCAAGAATAAAATGGATAGGTGGAGTCAGAGATAAAACATCAGAACTTATTTCTTTATTACTTTCATTACAAAAAGAAAAAACAGTTTTTTATGAACAATGGTTGGAAATAGAAGAGGTATCTGAGCTATTAAAGTTATATTTTAATTCGAAAATGAATGAAAAATCAAATTCAGAAATATATATTGATAAAAATAAAATAGTCATTTCTAAATCCGCTACATTTATAGTTTTTAAAGAAACTGATAATATTAATAAACACGCATATATAAAAAGATACATTGAGTGTTTAGTTGAATTGTATAAAGAAGACAATTACCAAAAGATTGTCAGTGAGATAAGGTTTTATTCTGATTTAATAAGCAAACTGTATGAAGAAAATTTTGAATATACTTTATCACATGAAGCATCAGACTTAATGGAAATAAAAAATACACCAGCAGAGAAATTAGAAGGGAAAGCATATGATTACGCAGCCACAGAAAATAATATCGCACATTATCAAAAAGAAATAAAAGAATTAAAAAGCAGATTAATAGACTATCAAAAATCTATAGAAGATTTTTCGTTGATTATATCTTTATATCTAAAAATAGAATGGGATAAAGCTAAGGAAGGAAAATAGAAAACAAAACTCAACTTAAAAAGATTGCGAGGTGGTGTATATTGAATGGCAAGAAAACGTAATCCAAGACGTGATGAAGCCAAAAGAATTTGGTTGGAATCCAACGGAAAAAAGCAATTAAAGGAAATTGCATCAGAATTAAATGTTTCAGATTCACAAGTTAGAAAATGGAAATCAATAGATAAATGGAGTGCTGAATTGAAAGGTAATGTTACCAATGCGAAAGGTAACGTTACTCATCAAGGTGGCGCTCCTTTTGGTAATCAGAACGCTAAAGGAAATAAAGGGAATAGTAGAGCATCACCACCATCAGGCAATAAGAATGCTTTGAAAACTGGAGAGTACGAAACAATATTTTTTAATACGTTAAGCGATGACGTGAAGGACATCTATTCAAGTTTGGATGATGATCCTTCTTTTGTTTTATCTGAAGAAATAAGGTTACTGAAGATTCGGCAGCTACGAATGATGAAAAGAATCAAAAAAGCCGAAGAAGGGCTAAATGAGGAAGAAGTTGAGCGGCTACAACAGTTAAGAAAAATAAAAACTCCCATAGAAAAAGATGGCAAAAAGCTAGAAATCAAACGTGAAGCAATGCAAGATATCCAAGTAAGTAGAAAAGTATACCGTAAAATTGATGATATTCTTTCAATTGAAGATTCGCTAACTCGGATTAGTAACCAGTTGACAAAATCGATTAAACAACTAAATGAATTATCTCTATTAGGAGGAAAAGTTGTATTAATGGAAGAGCAGAAACGGAAGCTAGCCTTTGAAGCGGATATTCTCGAACATAAAGTCTCTAAACTTATTCTGAAACAAGGTGAGCAAAATAAAGTACAGGGCCTTATCGATATCGGGCAAGCACTTATTGGTCCAATTGAAAAAGATCGGGAGGAACTAATAGATGAAACTATCGACTAAACAAAAAGAGAATATTTTCCAATCACTCAAGGGAATTCGGATGGAATTGAACGAGGGAACGATTCGTTCTGGTAAGACGATGTCAGATGCGCAGAAAATGGCGTTAATCTATGCAGGACATCCTGACACCAATCATCTTGTACTTGCTTATAACCAAGAACAAGCTTACAGAATGTTTATGGATTGTGAAGGATTCGGACTGGAACATATCTTTGCCAGCTGTGCTGAGATTCGACACGATGAACATGGGGATCATTTATGGATCAATCTTCCAGAGGGAGAAAAGCGGATCTATTATAAAGGCGGCGGAAAAGTAAATGCTGTCGGCGCTATCACTGGTATGTCATTTGGAACTGTCACTTTTTTGGAATTCAATTTACTTAACAAAGCGGTCATAGAGGAGGCTTTTCGTCGGACTAAAGCTTCTAGTTTTCGTTATCATCTCGCTGAACAGAATCCGCCAGCACCAAATCATCCGAACCTAGAAACTCTTAAACCTTTTATAGAAACTGGGTCTTTTAAGTTTCGTCATTGGCGACCACAAGATAATCCTATTTTAACGAAACAAGCTTTGAAAGAATGGGAAGCGGAATGTAAAGTCTCCGAGTATCTTTACAAACGAGATTGGCTAGGTGATCGTGTGATGCCTGAAGGTGTGATCTATTCAATGTTTAATGAAGATATCCATATGACAAAAGAAATTATAGGCAAGTCTGTAGAAGCATTCTTTAGTGCAGACGGCGGACAAAGTGATGCTACTACCTGTTCCTTAAATCTCGTTACATGGAAAGACGGAAAGTATAGTCTCTATCGAATGGCCAACTTCTATCATAGTGGTGCCGACACGGGTGTCACGAAAGCGATGAGTGAGTATGCCAAGGAAATTAAGGAGTTTAAAGAATGGTGTTATAAAGAGTGGTCATGGCTACCTAAGCATTCAAAATTCTTTGTCGATCCAGCCTGTAAGTCATTGAGTGAGGAATTACGTGTGTTAGGAATCGTCACAACAAAAGCAGACAACAACTCAAAAGACAAAGTAACCAGCAATGGCACTAAAATTGAAGTAGGGATTGAACGAACGCAAAGCGCCTTTTCAAAAGGACGCTTTTTTCTTTACGATCATGATGGCAAGTATGGTCACTATCATTTCATCAAAGAATTAGGAATGTACGTTCGGAATGATTCTGGCTACCCAGTGGATAAAAACAACCATGCATTAGACGAATGTCGTTATGCGATTAATTACTTTACGAAACGCTATGTTCTTTAGCAGGAGGTGATCAGGTGTCATTTTGGCAAGCAATAAAAAGAGTTTTTGGAAAGGGGGCGGTTGCGATAGGAGCGAAAAAAGAGCTACAAAGTATTTTAGATCATCCAAAGATCCAAATGAGTCGTGAAGAGTATGATCGTATTCAAAACAGCTTGCTTTATTACCAAGGGTACACGCATTGTAATTCTGATCAAAGAGCAAAGGCGAATATCAATATGGCCCGCAAGGTTGCTTCTGAATATGCGAAGGTAATGTTCAATGAACAGGCAGAAATCACGATCGGAAAAGATGATAAATCAAAAAAATATGATGAAGCTAGCGCTTGGATAGAGTCTGTGTTTCAACATAATGACTTCAAACGCAATCTTAGCAAGTACCTTGAACCAGCAATGGCACTTGGGGGCTTGGTTGTACGGCCTTACTTCAATGATCAATCTGGACAAATTGAGTTCTCATGGGCGCTACCTGATGCATTTTACCCATTGGAGAGTAGTACAAATAAAATCAGTCAGTGTGCGATTGCATTTAAAACCATCAAAACTGAAGGCTCTAAAACATTCTTTTACACGCTACTTGAGTTTCACCAGTGGATCGATGGAGAGTATTGGGTACTAAATGAGCTTTATGAAAGTGAAAAATATAATGTTTTAGGAATGCAGGTATCGTTGGACACTTTGGAACAATATGCAGAGTTGGATCCAGCGAGGCATGGGGAAGAAATTGAACGCCCTATCTTCTCTTATTTCAAGACAGCTGGTTTTAACAATATCAACCCATACTCACCACTTGGTGTTGGTGTGTACGATAACTGTAAACGAACACTTGATCGACTAAACAAAGCGTTGGATGCGTTTGATCATGAAATTGATGTGGGAAAACGGCGAGTTGCTGTTCCTGAATCGATGCTGGATGGTGTACCCAACAAAGAGACTGGAAATATTGATTTGACCTTTGACCCAAACGATGATTTCTATGTGGTTATTCCCGGATCTAAACCAGATGATTTTAAGATTACGGATTTAACTCATGAAATTCGAACAGAACAATACATTGGAGCAATTAATCATCGCTTGCGACTTCTAGAAATGGAAGTGGGGCTGTCGACTGGTACGTTCGTTTTCGATGGTGCCGGGGTACGTACTACGAATAAGACGGCAACTGAGGTAATCAGCGAGAACTCGCAAACGTATCAATCAAGGAACCAACAAACAACCGAATTAGAGGAATTCATTCGGGATGTTGTGCTAGCGCTGTGTGAGCTAGGTCGAGCCACAGAAGTTGACGGGAAACCACTATTTAGTGGTGAATCTCCAAATCGTGAAGAGATCGGTGTGAACTTTGATGATGGCATCTTCTTAGATAAAAAGTCAGAATCTGATTATTATCGTGAACTGAAAAATGATGGGCTGATTCCCGGATGGTTAACTTTAGCCAAAATAATGAAGTTGCCTGAAAGTAAGGCAAAAGATCTTTACCGACAAGCGCAATTAGATGTAGTTGATGAGACTACTGGTAAAATACGAGATTCTGGATACGAAGACTTCGAGGAGTGATTGAATGGCCATTACACCTAACCAGTTAGATATTGAGGCTTCTTACATTCAAGATGCTTATATGGCGATGGAAGATGAGATCATGAGGATGCTTGTCAAGCATTTGAAAATGCCAACTCGAATGCCTTTGAATGAGGACAATGCTTTTCATTGGAAAATTGAAAAGATGCATCAATTAAACCTTTTGAATCCGCAATCGTTGCAGCAATTGGTCAATGAAACAAGTCAGTATTCTTATGATCAGCTACGTAAAATCATAGTGGATATGGGGTTTGAAGTCATTTCAGATCTTGACAAAAACTTATCTCAACAAACTGGAAAAGAACCGCCATCACGAACTGAGATTGACAATGTGATGGAGTCGTATCTCAATCAGCAATGGCGAGATCTTGACAATCATGTCAATCAAACGCTGATCGACACTAATTATCCGAATAATCCACTGGCTAAGATGTATCAACAAGTTTTAAACGATACTGTGGCCAAAATCATCGGAGGCACAAAAACGCCACAACAGGCACTTAGAGAGTCGATCTATGCGATGGTGGAAAAAGGGGTGATGACGACCTTTGTCGACAAGGCAGGGCGTGAATGGAGCCTTGAGCGGTACGTTCGGATGGTTTTAAAAGCAACCACTCACCGTGTTTATCAAGATCTGCGACTTAAGCGAGGCTTAGAGCATGGCATCGTCACTGCTTTAATGAGTAGCCATGTGGCTGCACGACCACACTGTGCCCATATTCAAGGTGGATGGGTATTGCTTGTCCGCACTGAAGATGCACCGGAAGAATTACGGCACATTTCATCGATATATGATCATGGGTACGGTGAGCCTGACGGAACCCAAGGTATTAATTGTCGACATCGATTGTACATCCAAATCTATGATCCGGATCTGGAGGTTCACATGCACCAGCACGATCCAAAGCAAGCGATTGACAATGCGGACTTGGTTGCCAAGCAACGACGCATGGAAGTCGCTATTCGACGTGCTAAGCGGCAATTGAACGCAGCAACGACAATGGACAACAAAGAAGATGTTCTGCACTTCAAACAACTAGTCAGACGACGTCAAGCAGCACTGCGTACTTTTATCAATGAGCATGATCAATTGTTACGCCGGGATTATTCTAGAGAGCAAGTATATTCATAAAAGGAGGAAGCATGGTTGAAGGATTAAAGCAAATTGGTCTTGCTTTGAAGTTTGAGGATTTTGGTTTGTTTAGTCTAGCTTGCTAGGCTTTTATTTTGTCCTGAATATGACATTAAACTGTTTATCTACCGAGTGAGCGGTATAACTCACACTCTAAACTGGTACCAACCAGAATAAAAAGGAACGGAGAATGAATCATGGAATGGATCAAAGAAATTTTATCAAAACACGTCGGAGAGGATGGGAAGTTTGATCTAGACGGAGCGACAAAAGAAATAAAATCAGAATTTCCGAAAAATGCTGTGCCTAAAGCTGATTTTAACGATAAGTCTCAAAAGCTAAAAACTGCAAACGAAGATTTAACCGCCGCAAATGCGCTTGTTGAGCAGTTGAAAGCATCAAACAGTGGAAATGAAGATCTGCAAAAAAAAATTGATGACTATAAAAATCAGTTAGAAACCGTAACCGCTGAAAGACTAGCGGATCGTAAGAACGCTGCGATCGAATTAGCTTTAACACAAGCTGGAGCTAAGAACATTACAGCTGTGAAAGCTTTGTTGAAGGCAGATGAATTGGAAATGACTGACGAAGGGGTCAAGGGATTAGATGATAAAGTAGCCTCACTAAAAAAAGATGAAGGCTATTTGTTTCAATCAAGCGATCCTGCACCACAGCCAAAGAAAAAGCAGTTTGTGGCTGCTGGTAATACAGGTGGTGGTGAGCCACCTAAAGAAAAAAGCTGGAAAGATAATCTAGCAGAGAATATTGCAAGAACAAAAAACAATTAGGAGAGTGGTTTAAATGCCAGTAATTTTAGACAGTAAGGATTTAGCGAAAATCGACAAGGAATTTGCAGCTGAGTCGCAAGTATGGGAAGTATTGACACAAGGGGCAAAAGATATTACAGAAGCTGATTTTGTAGGGACTCATGAAGTTCGTGTAAATGAAATGCAAGGATTTACTGCTGCCGATTATAAGCGAAATAAAGAAAATGAACGAAACAATATCTCAGTTGAGAAGTCAACTTTAAAATTGGAAAAGGAACGTTGGATGGGCTACGACATGGATCGCTTAGATCAATCGGAAAATGCAGCCTATCAAGTAGGTGCTGTCATTGAAGAGCACACTCGATTGGTTACGATTCCTGAGAAAGATCAAACCGCTGTTGCTCGTTTGCTTGAAGCTGGATTTGATACTTCTGATAAGATTTACAAAGGAAAAACGGTCAAACAAACAATCACTAAATCTAATATTTTAGATAGCTTCGACGATGCTGAAGCGTACATGACTGACACAGAAGTCATTGGTCAGTTTGTGGCATTTATGTCTAGTGATGCCTACAAAGCATTGAAGAATGCAGATGGCGTTTCTAAAACTTTTACCACCAACACTGTTCAATTTAATGGTATCGATCGTCGTGTCGAGATGCTTGATGGCACGAACATCATCATCCAAAAGGTTGCTAAAAATCGGTTGCAGGTCGATGAAGACAAGCATATTAATTTCATTATGACACCTATCACCGTTGCTAAGCCAATCGAGAAGTACAATACGATTGATTTGGTCCCTGCTGACCAGGATCGTGGCGGTTACCGTGACACCATCAAAGGGTTGGATTATTACGATTGCTTGGTACTTAAGAAAGCGCGCCCTGCGATTTATATCTCTTACGATGACCCAAAAGCATGACCCCGGAAAAACCGGGGAAGTCTGACGAGAATGAATACGGTTCTGGATCAGAAGGTCGGTCACTAGTTATCGATGATATGAAGGTTGATGAGCTTAAAGCCGAGTTGGATCGCCTCGGAATCGAGTATTCATCTACTGTCAAAAAATCAGAATTAATTGAGTTGTTAAAAGAGAGTGAATAACCACTCTCTTTTTTCATGGAGGTGAAACCATGGAACGAATAAGACGTAAGGCGTTGAACGAAATCTTTGATGATCAGGAAAGCATCGTGCCGTGTGGCTACTTGTCTCTTAAAGAGTATAAACGCTTGGTGGATAAAGAAACAGAACTGACTGAAAAAGATTTCCGAAAGCTTCTGAGAAAAGCTAGTGCATTGTTGGACATCCAAACGAGACGATTCTATCAACACAATGATCTTGAATTAGATATTCCGATGCGCCGCAATGCCTTTAAGTTAGCTGTTGCTTACCAGATTGAGTACATGCATGAAGCTGAGGCCACTACAACGTTTGGGATGCAAGAGCCTGATAGTTGGTCCATTGGGCGGATGAGCGTTTCTAAAGGTAAAGGTGGTTCGTCATCGACAAACGAAGTATCCCTGCTTTCTGGGGACGCTATGCTACAGTTATCTGGCACAGGGCTGTTATATCGTGGGGTGAGTCGATGAGGATGCCACCAAAACGTTTTTTCCCTCATGCGATGATCTATCGCAAGAAAAACGGAATGGGTCCACGAGGTGAGCCAATTCTTGAAGAGGATCTTGTGATTGGCCATGTCCGCTTTGACGACACAGTCAAATTTGAGCCAAAGGATATTGACGGGAAAATACAAACACCCAATGCATTGATCTCTATGGCAAAGAAATACACTGGACCATTGCCGGATTTTTCCGTTGCAGATCAAATTGAAATCTTTGGTAAACAATACACAATAACAAAAATCGTTCCGTTGATTGTTGACTCGCCTGAACCATTCGGCTATGAATTGGAGGTAGTTTAGTGGGAGCATCTGTAAGAATTGATTTAAGTCGAGCAAAAATAAAATTAAGTCTATCATCTATACAAAATGGACGGCATGAAATGGCAAATAAAGCTCATTTAGATATGAATGAAAGATTTGTTCCTATGAGGAGCCAACATTTGAGAGATATGTCTTTTGTTGAAAGTAATGGAGAAAAGATTACTTGGAATGCTCGATATGCTTTGGCTCATTATCACGGAGGGTTTACAAATAAGTTTGGAACACGGGTAATATTTTCTGATTATACTACACCGGGAACTGGTCCATATTGGGATAAAGAAGCAAAATCTATATTTATGTCTAGTTGGTTAGAAGCATTCAAGAGGGGAGCGAATTGGTAATGGATTTTATTGATCAGTTGCTAGAAGTATCGAACCAAATACCAGTACCAATTCGTATTCATTCTTTAGATAAAGACGAGTCGATGCGTCTAACCGCATTACCTGGAGGTAAAACGGTCGAAACTTTTATGGATGGATCAAAACAAAAAGAACTAAATTATGAATTTGTCTATAAAACGAAATGTGAAAATGCAGATCGGATAATGATTGAACTAGGTGAGTTACTAGAGGAACAAGAAGATATTCCATCTAGTAACAATAGTTATCAATTTGTTGGAATAACTATTGTAGATGAACCTTTTTTTACAGGTTATGACGACAAAAGATTTCTGTATTATCGATTAGCAATCAAAGCAACACTATATTTTGATAAATAGGAGGAATATTATGAAACGAAAAAAAATTGCGCTAATTGGATTTGAAATTCAAAAATTGAAAGATGGAAAAATTACTGAAGATGGTTGGGTTCGTTTAAAAAAAATCAAGAGTGTCTCTGATGCCTCACAAGAAGAAGTTGATGATGGAGACGGTTTCTTTGATGGGTCGGGAGAACCAGAACAAACGATCACCTCTCATCGACTAGGCTATAGTTTTACTGGTGAATACTTTGAGGGTGATGAAGCATCCGAATTAATTGATGAAATGATTGGTTTATTTGGAGATGATCGGAAAATTGGTTTTCGAGTAACAGATGATCGAGATAATCCCAAAAAGAAAAGGGAAGGAATTGCAACTTTATCAAGTCCTCAAACAAAAACTGGAGGGGCTACTGAATTTGGTAATATTGAATTTACTGTTCTATATGATACTACACCTAAATGGGAACCTTATTCAAAGCAGACAGCCCAGAGCCAGAAGAACTGAAAGCTACTGGGCTAACTATGCCAGAATTAAAACAAACACTTGATAGTAAAAATATAGAATACCCGTCAAATGCTAAAAAAGATGAACTAACTAAAATATTGGGGGAGGCTTTATAGCCTTCTCTTTTTTATATGGAGGTAATTATGAAACAAACACTTGATATCGATATTGAACTCTCTGGCTTTCCAGTAGGATTTACAAATCCAATTACTGGTGAGCGTGTTGAAATCTGGTTTGATAGCTCATTGGAAAATTTAAAACGAATTATTGTAGAAGAAAACTATGAGGAATTCGAAATATACGAACAAAAACTTAAAGAAGATTCTATCCACGAAACTAATGTTGAAACAGTCATAGAACATGCTAAAGGGACTCTTGAATATCAATATGATTTTTTCTTTGGTAAAGGAACATTTGAAAAATTATATGAGTGTGTACCAGATTTCGATGCACTTGAACGTGCTTATGAACCAACTATCAAAGCTATTGCTAAAAAAGTCGAACAACAAGAAAAGAAAAGACAAAAGGATAGAGAGCTTGCTGCAAAAAAGTTAACCAAAGAATTTCAGAAAAAGAAAAAGCAAAAAGCAGCAAATAAAAAGTAGGTGGTGACATGAGGTTAAATGACCCAGAAGTCACTTCCTTTTTTTATAAAGAACGTGAGTATTTGATTAACTTGTCATTTGATATTGTATTAGATGCTTTTGATGTGTTAAACGAGGCAATATTCACTGATTATGAGAAAGCTTGTCTATGTCTAGACTTATTAATTGGAGAAGGTTGCTATCAATCTGAGGATGCAATTAGTCTATGGGTATTTATTTACGACCAATTTATCCATAAGGAAGTTCCACCGTTCATTAAATATAGTTTTTACGGAGATCCACTTTCTGTGGAAGAGCACGAACAATTAATAGATATATCAGCGGATGCAGAGACTATTTACGCTTCTTTTACCCAAGCATATAACATCGATTTAATTGATAAACAGGGAATACTGACTTGGTCCAAATTTAGAGCTCTTTTACATAATCTGCCTTCAGACACTCCACTTAAACGAATTATGCAGATTCGAGCTTGGAAACCAGGAAATAATGATTCAGAAGAATATAAGCGAGATATGACAGATTTACAAAGATACTATGCCTTAAATACTGATAGAGAGGAGGAAGATAATGACTAAAGATGGCAAAATAAGTATTCTGATTGATGTCGACGCCAAGCAGGTTCCTAATGTAATAAGTTCAATTGAAAAAAACTTTGGACAGTTAGGAAAAAATGCTGATGATATTACAAAAAAAATTGGTAATAATATGGGTGCCAATACTGAGACAGGAGCGAAAGTAGCTAATAAAGCAGTAGATTCAGTTGAACAGTCGATGACTGATTTGGGAAGATCGACTGATACGGCTACTGTCCAAGCTGGGAAATCATTAAGCGAAAACTTCGAAGTGGGATCTAAGGCCGCTAATACCGCAACAGATAGCGTGGCTAAAGGAGTGGCAGATCTAACTGCCACGACGAGCACTGAACTAGCTAAGTCGGGACGTATCATGGGGGAATCCTTTGATTCTGGCGCCAAAGATGCCAATCAGGCCAATGATAGTGTCGTTAAATCAGTCACAAGCTTGGTTTCTTCAGTGGAATCTTCTGCACCAACAATGGGGCGTAGTATTAGTGAAACTTTTCTAAGTGCTGCTAAGGATTCTGAAATTTCCACAGATTCTATTACGAAATCTGTGAATCAAATGGTACCGCAAGTCGATTTGTCAGCTACAAAAGTTGGTAATAGTATTGCTGAAAATCTAGAAGCTGGTTCTAAGATTGCAATCAATTCAGTGGATAACTTAGAGAGATGTATTATCGCAATGACAGCTACTACAAGTTCGGAATTGTCAAAATCAGGTCTACTTATGGGAGAGTCTTTTGGATCTGGTGCTAAAGAGGCGATGAGCGCATTAGATGGTATCGGAAAATCAAGCAGTAACATGTTAGCCAGTATTGAAGCGACGTCACCCAAGGCAGGTAGAAGCATCGGTGCTTCGTTTGAAGCAGGTTCCAAGCAAGCAGCTAGCGCCCTTGAATCAATAGAAAAGTCCTCTGCACAGATGGTTCTTCCTGTTGAATTATCAGCAACTAAGGCAGGCAAGAGCATTTCAGAAAGTATTGAAGCCGGCGCAAAACGTGGATCAAGTGCATTAGGATCTGCCGTTGATGTAATGAAGGGACATTTATTAGCCCTTCAAGAACACGCAGATACCACAGGAAATAAATTAGGCGATTCCTTTGAAAAGCCTAATCCTAGTGCGAATCTCTTAACTGGCAGCGTCGGCAAATTGAGTGCAGCAATGCTAATCACCAAAGGTGCCACAACTGCTTTGACCATGGCCAAAGGATCATTGGACGGAGCCTTCGGACGTATTGATACACTGAATAACTTTGAAAACACCATGACCCGGTTAACTGACAGTTCAGAAGAAGCCGCTGCAGGGATGGAAGGCGTTCGAGATGTTGTAGTTGGTACGAACTATATGCTTGATAGTGCGGCTCAGACCGTGCAGCGCTTAGTGATGCACAACGGCTCACTGGAACAATCGACGAAAAGTTATCAAATCTGGGGTGACGCTGTGGCTATGTATGGTGACGGTGCTGCGGAGACAATGGATAACGTAATGGATGCCATGATCCAAATGAGAGCCACCAGTACCGTAAACATGGCTCAAATGGATCGAATGGTCCGTCGTGGTGTTGATCCTTGGAAAATCTATGAAGATGCAACTGGCATGAGTATGCAGAGCATTCGTGATGCGTTGCGTGATAGTGAAATTAGTGCCAATCAGTTTTTTGATACGGTTGAACAGGCGATGCGTGATGGTGGGAATGAATTCACCTCGGTTTCTGGGATGGCTCAACAAGCTGGGGATACTTGGGCAGGGTCGTTTGCCAATATGGCTACTGCAACAAGCCGAGGAACGGCCAACATTATCGCATCTATGGACGAGGCATTCTCAGAAACACGTTTTGGCTCGATGAAAGAAAATATTCAAGGGTTTGGTAAAACATTTGAAGGTGCGCTAAATGGGATTGCTGGTGTAATCCCTCCTGTTGTTTCGGCTGTTGATACGATGGCCGGTGGGGTTATTGCTGTGAAAGACGCAGCTGTGACGGCTTCACCTGTAATTATTGGACTAGGAACTGCTTTTGGTGGACTACTTATTGTACAGAAAGCAGCAGTTGCCACAGCATCTTATGTTCAGATGTTGAAATACCTGACCGGTGCAACTTCTAGTGCGACAATGGCCAAAAAAGTTGATGCAGTTGCTACAAAACTGGGAATCAGTCTCAACTTACAGAACGCCACCGCCACTAAAGCGGTTATTGCAGCAAACATTTCCAATGCAGCCTCACTAAAAGGTGCAGCAGCTGCCCAAAAAACCTATGCGATTGCTGCTGGTGCTTCTGCAGCAGCGAAGAAGGCACTGGCAGCAGCTAGCATTCTATTGAATCCAGTAGTCGCGGGTACAGCAGCTGTTTTAGGAGCAGCTGGTGTAGCTGCAGCCATAATGGGAAAAAATTTTTTAGATACACGTAAAAAGACCAAAGAATTAGCTAGTGAATTAGATGGATTAAAAGACGATCTAGATAATGTCGGAAAGTCAACCCAGTCCAGTGCAAAAGAATTTGAGTCACAAGCAAAAGTGATCGAGTCGAATACAGAAAGAAACAAGGATTTAGCAGCCGAATTACAAAGGCTTTCAGCAATTGAAGGTAAGTCGGCTGCGGATAAAAAATTGATGGCTGATACAGTTGATGAACTGAATAATTCAGTGACTGGTCTAAATCTCTCTTACGATGAAGAAACAGGCCTGCTTAATGCAACCACAGAAGAAATAAACAAACGGATTGAAGCTTCTAAAGGAATGGAAGAAGTCAATCGGCTAACCGAACGACAAAAGACGTTGAATCAAGAAGCTGCAGACATTGAGTCCTCATTAACTGAAGTAGCCAAAGAACGTATGAGATTGGAGCAAGAAGCCTCAGAATCTGGCGTGGATGGAAAGAAAAAAGTCAAAGAATCACTGGAAGGGCTGTCCCAGAAGGAAGATGAACTTCAAGGTTTACTTGTTGAAAATCAATCCGAACGAAATCAATTGTACGCGGAGGAGCAAGAGAAAAGACGAGCAGTCGCAGAGACCGTCTCAGAAGCTAATTCTCAGATGATTGATTCATGGAATATTCTATCTGATGAACAACAAGCTGCCTTGGAATCTATGAATAGCATGTACAAAAAGCTGGTAGAAGAATCAGGTAATGCTTTTAAGCAGATTGAACAACAAGAAGCAATCAGCTTGGATCAAATGAAGGAAAATCTACAAAAAAATGCTGAAGCTATGAGAACGTGGTCGACCAATGTTGCCATTTTGGCGAAGGCCGGTGTAGATGATGGCATTATTATGCAACTTGAAAAGCTAGGCCCGGCGGGTGCGCTTCAAACACAGCAAATGGTGGATGAGATGGGGCTGAATCTTGGTTCATTAGCGGAGTTAGGTGGAGAACATACAAAAAGCCTGCTGGAACAAATGGGTCTTCATATGGAGGACCTACCAAAAATGTCAGCTGAACAATCGGCGTGGTTTGTTGAAAATTTAGATCTTGAATTAGGTAAATTACCAGAAACAGCACAACAGCACATTAGTGATTTAAATGGGACTGCGGATGCAACGATGAAGCAAGCGATGGCGAGTATGGCAAATATCGTTGGTGAAGAAACGGAAACTGTTGCTGAAAAATTTGGATTAGTTCCAGAAAAAAGTGAGGCATCTTTACGCAGAGGAACAGAGGGGCAAGATTTTGCACAGTGGGGACGTCAACCTGTCGAAGAAATTGGAGATGGGATGGTAGAAGCAACCCCCAAAGTAGAAGAAGCAGCAAAGGAAGTTGCTCAAACGCCAGAGAGAGTGATGGGCCCTCAACTAGAACAAACAGACTATGCCTCAATGGGTGCAGCACCACCAACAAAATTGGGGCAAGGAATTTTAGATAATATTACTTCTGTAGAAGAAGCTTCTAAAGAAGTAGCACAAACTCCAGAAACAATGTTTCAGGAAACCATACAAGCAAATCGTTATATTCCGACTGGTCAAGAAACAGGTAAAGGATTAAGTGAAGGAATTAATCAATCGCAGACCGATGTCGAGTTAGCAGCTAAAGCTATAGGAATGATACCAGAAAATACTATTCAAGCTGAGATGACTACAGAAAAAACTAAGGAAAGTGGAACAGAGGTAGGTCGAGGTGTAGCACAAGGAATTGATAGCAGTCAAGAAGCTGTGCAACAAAGTGCTAAAGCTGTCGCAGACACTCCAAATAATGAACTATCTAGCCATATGAACCAAGGTAACTATGCTGAGTACGGACAAGCAGTGGGAGAAGGTCTTGCAACGGGAATCGCAGCCACTAGACCAGTGGTTGTTGCGGAAGTAAATAAGTTGGTTGACCAAATGGTAAAACAAACTGACATTGGTATTAAAAATATGACAGTAAGTTTTAATCAAGTTGTTCCTAATGTAGCTAACGCGTTGAGTGCGCTTCCTATGGTAGCTTCCAATAGTATGAATTCTATGAATATGAGTTTCCAAAGTGGATCGCAAGTACAATTAGCTACTGTGAAAGCTTTGAATAGCAATTTGATACGTACCTTTACTAATACGCCAAGTGAATTTCAATCGATTGGTCGAGATATTATGAGTCGGTTGAATTCTGGAATGATGGCAGAGTCGAGCAGGGTTGTCGCAACTTCCAGAAATATATCAAATAGGATTGTACAATCCTTCAATCAGTTGCCAAATCAGATGCAAATGACAGGTCGCAACGCAATTAGTTCATTAAATAGTGGAATGAATTCATCTGCAAGTCAACCTGTTTCAACTGCATCAAGAACTAGCTCGGCGGTTGTATCTGCTTTTTCAGGATTGCCTAACCAGCTAAATGGAGTGGGTCGAGATGCTATGGCTGGATTGAATGCTGGATTAAATGCCGGTACAGCCTCTGTATTGGCAACCGCAAATAGAATTGCCAATCAGGTTGCCGCCACCATGAAAAGCGCGTTGGATATAAATAGTCCTTCGAAAGTCATGGCGAACGAGGTCGGACGGTGGATTCCAGAGGGGATTGCCGCAGGTATCGAAAAATATGCAGGAGTCGCTTACCAAGAGATAGATAACTTGTCGGCGGGCATGTTGAAAATTACCACGCCAGAAGTTGCTTTAGGTTCTGCACGTATGTGGAGAGAGCTTTCCAACGAAAAAATCAGTCAAACGATTGTCCACCAATCTTCATCAATAGATATGGCTGAGTTGGCACGGGTGCTGAATAGTCGTCCGATCAAGGTGAACTCAATCCTAGATGGAGAGAAGGTTTCCAGTACTTTTGACCAATCGCTAGGAAGACAAATGTATAAAAGACAATACACAGGGGGTGTGGGTTTTGCATGAAGAAACACAAATTTATTTAATCTGTGAAGAAGGAACTATCCATTTCAACGCTTTGTTTGAAGGGATACGGATTGCGGATGTGGGTCCGGGTTCTCCTGAGCCTGTGTATCAATTTGAACAATTTTCAGGAAGTGATGGAAGTCGCCTGGTTAACTTTGCCTACGACAGCTTTCCATTCTTCTTGGTTTTCCGATTGGCTTCGCGAAATCTGTACGATTGGCGTCTGGTCGTTAACGAGATGAGAAGTTTATTTTACAGAGAGGATCCTTACTACATTTGCTATTCTGGAGAACCTGGGAAACGATTTAGAGTTGTTCCGGAGCCCTGGGAAGTACAAAAAATCATGCCTCAAAAAGGAATGTTCGCCCTTTCTTTCACGGTGTTCCCTGGGAGCTCCGAATCAATTGCAAGTACTCAGTCTAATTTTAACTTAGAAGAGGATTGGCAATTTTCGCAAGGTTTAGTGTCAGAAGATTATCAATATACCCATGAAACGAGTCGGTTTACTATTTTCAATGGGGGAGATTTTACGATTGATCCCAGAGAACATGACTTAACGATTCGAATCGAAGGGGAATCAGATGGAGAGTTTATCTTGTTCAATCGAACCACTGGTGATCGTTTTATTTATTACCCACCACTGCATCGTCGCTACGGAGAATCCTTAGTGCTAGAAAGTGTCTATCCGCGTAAAAATGGGGTCTCTTGCGGCATTGATACGAACCATGGAGTGATTACATTAGCACCCGGCGAAAATCACATTGAATTACAAAATATCAGTCGTGTGAAGTCCGAATGGGATTTCCGATTTCTTTACAAGTAGGTGAACCAATGTTAACGATTCGAAATTATGAAGAAACACAAGAAGAACTCCTGACCGATTACGATCAGGGGTCTTTTTATGAAAACTGGCAAATGAACGAAACGTGGGAAGTCGGTTTTGTTATTCGAAAAACAATTCGAAATAGTGTTGTGTATGATTTGGTGACTTACGAGTCTTCTGTCATCTTTCAAGGCCAACAATTTGTCATCAAAGAAATGCAAGAGTCGGCAGTTGGAGAAGCGGTGTATAAAAGAGTAGTGGCCACACATGTCTATTACACGATTCAAGACGGGTATCAATACAATAAAATCACCGGTCGGCGAACCCCGATGCAACTCTTAATGCAC